AATTTTTGAAATTCTGTGATATCTAAGTTTTCCGGTTGTGCTCGAGCAGCGAGCGACTCCGGATTAAAGGTAAGAGTTATAAAGCAGTTCTGATCATGCATTTGCGCTTCATGAACACACCTAGCCGCCCATTGGCGGGAATAGTTTAGCCTACATCCAATACATTGTCCGCACGGCAAGTTAAAGCCGACCGCAAATGGGTACGGCTTTTTGAAAGTGACTTGCCCATCCAGCTTATATCCTACTAATGGATGGTAACACGCCATTTAGAGCCTAATTCCACCACGCATGGACATGAGACGATGGTTTATTTTTTTGACACGCAAAGCGTTTTTGGTGAAATTTCTTTTTGAAGCCTTTTTAGGCATCATTTTTCTGTATTTCATTTTCTTTTTCCTTCTGCTCAAAAAGTTGCAACCAAATTTTGCCCTTTTCGTTCGGAATGGGTAGGGCGTCCAGTTTTATTGAAAGCGTGTCCGCTTTTTTCACACCAATTCCAAGTTTTATCCAATAGGTGTTATCAATACCGGTAGTGATTGCTTGTTTTACGTCGTAAAGTTGATTGTAGTTTGTCATTTTTGGAGCCCTTTTTGTTTTTTTGGTGTCAGTGGGCACAGTTACATCAAGTAAAGTAACTGTGCCCTGTCAGTCTCACCCATTGCTGGGCGGAGGCTCAACTGACGTCGAATCCTCCTCGAGGGGGAGTTCACCCGGGGTATTTTGACTGACAATGGGGTTAGCCAAACCCATTTCGACCATTTCTTTATGGTTGGCGGGATTGGTTGCGAATTCAAAGAATTCGCCGGGGTCATTATTAAATTTTTCACGAATTTCCGACGGGATTTGACCGAAATTCTGAGAAGCTCGGTTCACTAGGTCGAGCGCTTCTCTATATTCGTTGACTTCGGAATAGTCACCGTATTGGGCTACACCTCTGTTTACGTTCGCAATTAGACCAGTTCGGTCATATTGCTTAATTATATTATGAACATCCGCTTCCTTTTGAAAGTGTTGTTGCGTAAGACTTTCGCCTGTTGTTTCAAAGCTTTTCCGGGTTTTTTTGCTATAAGCACTTGCGATTTTCATGATCTTTTTCCTAATTTACAGTACCGATAAGAACATCGTCTGGACGTAAAAGACTTTTGCCGGAGTTCTTACCCCAGCCGCTAGTCCTCCATTCCCAGTCTCGTTTTCTCTTTTCCATATCTTCTTCAGCTTGGTCCAATATTTCTTCTGACCTTTTTTCAAATTCTTCTGTTGGCATTTTTTTTGCTTCAGCTTTAGGAATACTTCCTATGTCTTTCACCGCTTTTTCTGCTCTGTCAGCATTACCTGGCGTGTCCAAATATGCTTCTATTTTTTTTAAAAAAGGATCTAATATCTTCTCAATTCTGCTACCGAGCCTATTCGGTAAAGTACGTTTTACTAAATCAGTAGAAGATCCGATCTTTTTTAACGCCCGGACGTTTTGCTCTGTTTGTTCACCTGCCATACTAGTGGCATATGCAGAAGCGCCTTGTTGCAATCCTTGGGCTGCCGCAGCACCAATATTCTGTGGTTGATAAGTGGAACCTGACGGCGTACCGGCTCCGCCTTGTTGATACGCTAACATCGGATTTAAGCCGGCGGCTCTCATATCTTCTACAGCCGTTTGATATTGCGTTTCCCGCATTCTTTCTTGAAACGCCATTTGTCTAGCGGAGGCTGACCGCCCCGCTGACTCTTGTCGAATTCCTCCAAGTCCCCCTAAAAGGGACGAGCCTATCATTGCTGCTGGTAACATCCATGCCGCCATTATTTTACACAAGCCTCCACATAAATTGCTAAACCATTCGAAACAGCACAGATGCCGTCAGCCAAATATGAATAGTTATGCCTAGTAAGCCAGCCAACAAGAGCGCCGATAAGACCAGGTAAAACAACGTTTTTGACCAGTGCTGTTCCAAGAATTTCTCTTATTCTATCCATCTTAAAAATGATCAATAAGACCTGGTACGGAGTACGTCGGCATAGGCCTTGTGGTTTTCAAATCAAAGTACCAATCCATTAAAAGGTCAGGTTCCGTGTTTACAGCAACCACACGATCAATTGGTGGGTTCTCCTCAATGAATGACGAGTTCAGGGCTGGTAGCGAACCGAAATCAATAGATAAATGCCAACCATCAAGAGAACCGGTCGCGTTCGAGCGCATTTTTCCTGTTATGCTGGAGGGTTTGTAACGGTATTCTGCAAAACGTTCCTGATATCCAAACACATCATTGTCCGCGGACGTACCTTGATAATAAAGTTCGCCATTGGTGACAGCTTGTTCACCGAGATGCGCAAGAGTAGGCCAATAAAAATCCCACCGGTCACGCCTAGACCACATTCTGTTCATACCTTGTTGATAGGTTAAGTCTGCGCGAACATTACCAAGGCCAATAAGAACACCATGTTCTACAAATGACTTATTAAATGAATGGCCCTGAAGTTGTGCGGTGCCAAGAGCCGCTAAGTTACCTTGTGGTGAGGTAGTATCTGTGGAGGACGTCTGTGGCACTGGTTGAATAGTCAACGGGGCTTTTCCACCGCCTAAATACTCTGGCCTTTGAAGCCTTGCGTCGGGGGAGGTTACACCAAAGTGAGATTGCAATATTTCTATATAACGAGTACCGCCGCGAGCATCTTTTTCCAGAAGCCTTTGAATTTGAAAGGCTTCGCGTAGTTCATTTATCGTTGCGGCCGTTGCCGTTGTAAGGTCGGCAAACATACGTTGCCCGGCTGAGGGCGTACCACCACCTCCTGTGTCAAGATCTAAAAAGGATGCGCCTGTTCCCATGTAACGCCAGGCAGCACCGTTGTCAGAATAAATACCAATTTGACCGGAGTTATTGTCAACAGCGATAGGTGCCGAAGTTCCCAAAGGAAGATCAACTGCATCGCCTTTTTGCGGCCAAGGTAAGGCAGAGGTGAAGTAATCGTGGGCTTTATTTCGTTTAAGTAATTGATAATCAGAAAGATTGTCTGGACCATCATCAGTATCAACAACCACCGAATCCTGCAGATTCTCGTCCCGGAACCACTCATTCCATATTAAGTTATAAGCTCTACCGTGCAGGTTATTCCAGGCCGTTCCGCCTATTTGGGTGGGAAGACCCATGTAATCAAATAAAGTCCCTTCGGGAATATTCGTTCCGGTTATCTGGGGGACGAGGTAATCCGTTGAATCTCCTGGGTCGTCCTGGGCACCGTTAAATTTTTCCCAGTTATCCCATACAAGTCTGTTCGGCACGAAGAAGAAGAAAGTTTCCACATATAAGTTATCCATCAACGGATAAATCGGTGTATTAAGACGCCCGAATCCAGTGGCCGTCATTTCAAAAGTATCACCGGGTAGAACTTCATCGACGTAAATCGGCACGAGGTCCCCAGCATTAAAGGTAGTTTTTAAACCATGAATTCTAGAGAATGTGGAACGATTAATTTCCGCATTTGGAACGCGAGAAAATTGGTTAGTATTTAGCGTTGGTAGTGCTGCTTGGGGACCTCCGAATTCCATTTTATTCTCCTAATAAATTTTTCATCGAAATCAGTTGTATTGGTTTATGAACAACTATCTCACCTGTGTGCTCATCAAAGTCAGCTAGGGATATAAGTTCGTAATCACCAGGATATGCTGCAAAGGGGTGATCCTTATTTTTCATAACGTCCTGCATTGCTCGGATAGCTGTTCCGTCTGTAACTTCTGCAAAAGGTGCGCTATAAAGCGCGGATTTTTTATCGAACACCGTATATAGTTTCTTCATGTTTGAGCCTTTTTTGTGTGAGCCAAAAGTATCCATAATATGCGTTATCTTACTTTTTGAGTCGTGTCAAAGGTTTCTTATCATTTTTTCTATTTTTCTTGTTTTAACCTCTTCTTGGACCCAAAGCCGGTCCATACGTTCATCGTATTTATCAATAGGTTTGTCTTGCTCCATCTGGCGTTGTTTTTTTATTTCAGCCATACGTTCAGGGTCACAAAGTTTGTCATAGTATTTTGGCGGATTAATTTCTAATCCGTTACTTAACACAATTTTGTCAAAATTGTGGCAATCTGTTTTTCCATATTTCTTGTACCAGGAATAACCTATACCTCTCGTATGTGTTGGGTCATCGAGAGGTCGGTTATTCCCTCTCGACATTGTACAATACTCAGAATTTTTTTGGTATATTTCACCTGTATACAGGTCGGTGTGTTGGTAATGTTTTTCGGCTTCATCGCCAGTTATTTTTTTGACTACGTACCGGGCACAGTAAGCCGCGGTTTCAAAATTTAGGTCACCTATGGTGGAGAATCCATACGGCCATAATTTTGTTAAGTCCTCGGATATA